CTTGACGATCTTCTGGAAACGGAAGTTCGGATATAGGACGGGTGGACAAGCTACAGTCTCCTCAACAGAGACCTGCAGTCCATACCGTACGGATATCCCCATCTTTTCGATTTCAGAAAGTCACCGACCTCTGCTAACGACCACGGACCACGGCCACTGGAACTGTACAATTTCAGGGCGCTCAAGAGACGTTTCCAGATGGAGGGACCCTCATATCGGTGAGTGGACTCGCAAACAGTAGTGTTCGCGAGACCCATCACCGGTATGGCACAGGGTTCCGCCTCCTGGGAGGGGATCTCACAAGGAAGAAACGGAGAAACCAGGGAAAGATCGGTTTGGAATTGCATCCGAACCGCATCTGACACTGGGGCCTCCGTCGACTGTACAATCGATCGCTGCCACGATGCACGTAAGTGCTTGTGGTCGGCGACACCTTCCTCAAGGAGCAACCGCGCGAGTAACAACTGCGCGGTTCGGGGTTCGCGGTGGCGTCTGTATTCCGAGCCTAGCGGCGGAAGCGGGAAGCCAAGCCCCCCGGCCTCGACTGGCAAACAAAGGGCAGAGCGAGGAAATAGCCTACACCGTGCAAGGATTCTAATCCGGTGCATAGTGAAGAGAAGTTTCCACCCTCTCACCTTGTCGCGACAGGAAACCATGAAGTCGGCCCACATGCGGGCCTCGGCAGCTGGATTACTCGTTGAGTAAATCCGGCCATCGAGGTCAACACGGCCCGACTTCATGTTACCTGTTGCCAGTTGGAGCTGGACGTGAGGGACCGAGCAAGTTTCAACCCAACTGCAGCCATGGCTCTCGGACCGAGTAAACCGGAAGAGACGAGAATTAATCGTCCCCCAGTGCCTCGACACGAGAGTCTTACCTACAGAAGGGATGAGACCGGCCCAGCCCGTCACGCGCTTCCAGGTCAAGTAGAGAGACAGGTCACCGGCCAAAAGCACGTCATCACCGTTGATGAGCAGAGGAATGGCGTCCAGATCTACGCGCAACGCCCTGTCCCTTGAATTTTCATATGCGAGCCTACAGAGGGCCGCATTGAAAATACAGAGGACGGGAAAGCTTATGGGAGAACCCATGAGCTGACCCGCGCGCTGACGGATCTGGAAACCACTCCTCGGATCAACAAGGGAGTGACGTGTGAGTGATCGGATCAAAACTGGTATCTCTTCGGAAGGAACACCGAGGCGGAAAGCCATCCTCTCGATTACGAGCTCAGAGAGCTCGGACGGAAGGTGGTCGGTCGCCTCGGAATAATCTCCGGAGATATACCAGCAATCCTGATCAGGATCGCAATTGGCAGTGAACTGTCTCATTACTTGGGGACACAAGGACTCACCTATCAGACGGAATGTGGGATGCGACTTGAGCGCCGCCCAAAGCCGGGGCTGGTACGAAGCGGAAAGCCGATAAGAATCGGCCCAACCCTTTGTAATAACCCTTACTTTGAACGGCTCACTAAGACCAATTGGGTGTGCAGGAATCTCCTGCAAATCCAAACTGTTCTGACGTGAGCGCGCGTAAGCGTAATCCACATCCGACGGGTCGATACGACTGTACTGGGGGACTTGTC